AAGGCTGAGAAGCCTTTTATAAAAAGCTTTTTTTAGATAGGCATAAAACACTTCGTAATATATTCTATGTTCTATATGGAATATTATTACAAAAATATGAATTTCATTTCTGAGGTGCCGTCAATGGCTAAAAAATAAGAGGAAGGTGAGAAATAAAATTTGAGTAATATGAAATTTGAAAGGAAGTGATTACATGAAAGAAATAAACCTTGGAGGGAAATTACTTAATCTTAAAGTAATTGGAGTAGACGAAGCTTTAGAAAAAATAAATTTATTAAATGAAAAATTAAAAGAAGCCAATCAACTTATAAATGAAATAGCTTCTTTTAAAATAAAAATTAATTTTGAGAATTATTCTGAGAACGATTTGTAGGTATTAAAGGATGATTAATAAGATATTCGTTTTCTATGGCGTTTATAAAAATATGTAAATATCTCTTTAGAATCCCAAAATCAATATCAGTATATTTTCTCTCATAATGGGTGTAATCATTGCCTAAGACACGCACTACATCTGCTGAATTAGTAAGTTTAATTGATGGCATATATTCACCAATGGCACTATTGAGATTTTTTTTACAAACTTCTCTTTCAGATTTATTAAGTTCTTTAATTGCGTAGTCTTTTATTAAAACCTCTAACGAATTACGATAACCAGAGCCAGCTAACTCAAAAAAATTATTTTGTTCTGCAAAATACGCTTGATTATAGAGTTCTACAAATCTTGGAGAAATTTCAATTATAGCGTCGGGAAGTTTTTCGGGCTTATTGGATGGGTAGACTGTTAATAATTCTCCTTTTTTATCTATAACTTTATAAGTTGCGAAGAAAAAATTATTGCAACAATTTGCATGAAATATAACTAAATAAATTGGATAATTTTCAACATTTATATAAGATAAATTAGTTAAATGAGCTTCTATATAAGCGCCGCAATGTGGGCACATGATTGGTTTTTCACCAGTAAAGTGATTTATGCTTTCGAGTACAAATTTACTCAATTTTGTTTTATTCATAATAAAATCACACCCCTTTTAATGAAATTTTACCATAAAAGGGCAAGCGGTAAAAGGAGGAAAAATGCTGGAACTATCTAGAAAGAAAAGCAAAATCAAAACTAAAAATGAAAACATAGCGTACATTTGGGGAGTAATTAGTGGGACATGTCTAGTAGGTACTTTGTGGGTTGTTATAGATGCTATGAGCAAATAAAAAAATAGCTACTCACCAAAGTAGCTAAATAAAAATAATCGTTAGTCCTATTTTAAAACAAGATAGGATAAAAAGCAAATATAAAAGCGGAAAATTGGTGGTTACTATGATATTGATGGTAGTACCTACAGGATTTAAAAATATGCCTAATAAGTAGGTGACAATATTTGAGAGAAGGATGGATAAGTCTTTATAGAAACATTCAAGATCATTGGTTATGGCAAGAGAAACCCTATGACAAAGCTCATGCATGGATTGACCTTCTCCTGTCAGCCAATCATAAAGACATTAAGGTATTAATAGGTAATGAATTAGTGGTTGTAAAACGTGGTAGCTTTATAACTTCACAGCTAAAATTGATGAATAAATGGGGTTGGGGAAAGGCTAAATTAATCAAATTTTTAACTCTAATTGATACAGATGGAATGATTGAGTATAACAGCACTAAGCACTATACAATGGTAGCAATTAACAATTATGAAATGTATCAAAATCAGACCAGTTTCAAACAAGATGTACCAATGGATAGCGAGGATTTGCAGACTACAAGCAGACCACAGTCAGACCGCAAACAGACCACAAAACAACCACAGTCAGACCACGGAACATACACAAACAATAATGTAAATAATGAAAACAATGATAATAATGTAAATAATAAATATACGTCTGATTCTAACGAATACAGACTAGCCACCTATCTATTTAATTATATTAAAAGAAATAATCCAAAGGCTAAAGAACCTAACTTACAAAAATGGTCCAAGACCTTTGATTATATTCTAAGAATAGATGAAAGAGAAATTGAAGAGGTTAAAGCAGTAATTAAATGGAGTCAAGATAATAACTTCTGGTTTAAGAATATATTAAGTCCTAATAAGCTTAGAGAAAAATATGATACTCTTTATCTGCAAATGGGAGGGGGAAATAAAAATGGAGCAAAACCTAATAAGCAAAACGATAGAAAGAATGAAGTCGTTCCAGAAGGAGAGACAGAAGGAGCCAAGCTCACCAAAAGAGCAATCGAAAAATATAGAGAAACACTGGATGATTTTGAATGCGACTTCTAACTGCCCATACCATGAATGTGATGGAAGTGGAATGACTTGGCTTAAAAATACTAAAACTTTGGAAACTAAAGCTAGGTATTGCAAGTGTAGAGAAGAAAAGCTTCAGGATAAAAGATTGAAGTTTGCAAATATACCAACGGAATTTAGTGATCTTACAATAAGGTCTTTTAATACGGAACTTTATAAAAATGATATTGATTTAGACGTAGCAAAGGCAGCTAAAAAAATCACAGCTAACTATGTTAATAACTTTGAAGAGTTTGAAGACAAAGGAAAAGGACTATATTACTACAGCTCTACTAAGGGAAGTGGCAAAACAAGACTTGCAGTAAGTTTAGGAAATGCTTTATTAAGTATAAAGCATAAGCAAGTAAAATTTATAACTGCATTAGATATGACTAAAGAAATAAAAAACACATATAACAAAGAAAGCAAATATACGGAGTCACAGCTCATTGAAAGCATCAATAGTGTTTCTGTACTAATTATTGATGATATAGGGGTAGAACAGCCTACTAGGTGGGTAAATGAGATACTATTTTCTATATTTGATACAAGAATGAAATATAAGAAGATAACAATATTTACTTCTAACTGTTCAATGGAGAATTTAGATCATGATGATAGATTAAAAAGCAGAATATTTAAAATGGCTATTCCAGTACAAATGCCGGAGGAAGATATAAGAGTATCACAGAGTAAAGAAGAAAATACAAAATTGCAAGATGTACTTTTAAGGGGTGATAAGCATGAAAGATCTTAAATATTCAATAGCTTATAATATTACAATTGCTGAAAATCTTAATATGGGTAAAGAAAATGGAATAAAAAAACTTGAAGATAGATTTGATAAAGTTCCAGAGCAGTGGAAGCAAAGGACTAGAAAATTTATTGAGGTTATAAAGGGTAATATCAAGCAAAGATATGATTATATAAGTGAACTTGAAAGATTAGTTATCCTTATAGGCGATGTTAAGTCTGAGGCTGACATAGAAAAGAGTTTTACTGAAATAATAGGACAACTTCAAGTATTGGATAATAAAGATATTATAGCTTGTGATATGTATGACGGTACTCTAAGTGAAGGAGTATAGATGGACGAAATTTCGACCTTCTTGTTTGTACAAATCAAAGGGTGCTTGAAATTTCAAGCAGGGGTATTAATTAGAATATAAAATTTAAAGATTAAAAGGTTTTATGGACTAAGAAAGTTAGGGGGGAAGCAAATAGTGGAAAGTAAAATAAAAAGAGAAAACATTTCACACTCAAAAGATGTTTATTGTGAATTTAAAAAAGAGATAGTACATGAGAAAAAGAAATATTCGATTTATGAGGCAGATCTGCCAGATAAAATTTCAGGAGTATATTATTACATGGTCAGATGTAAAAATATTGTAGTGAATGTGATGTTATCAGATAGCGAAAAGGATGAAGTGATTAAAGAAGCTCTTAATAAAATTCGGGAAAGTGGAATTAAAACACCATTCTTATTAAAAAATCAAAATGCTTTACAAGTGAAAAAAATTAGTTTGGGGGCATAAACGAAGAAATATACAATGGATCTTTTAAAACAGCTATTTAAACTAGTAAGAAGTCATTAAAAAGGTGGTGCAATTAATGAGGATAAGAACTGAGATGGTAAATGGTAAAAGAAGAATTATAATAACAAAATTTGAGCCTGGAATTGAGAAAATTATAATAACAAAATCTGAACATAGGATCGATAAGACAAAAGAAGCTTATGAGTCAAGGATATGAGTATAAGACAGATAAGTTAGATAATAAATAAAATTACCTAAAGAAATATGTGAATTAGAATGTAGGTATTACAATAAATCTTACAGTACCTACATTTAGGCGGGTGATAGATTTGTACTGTGTAATACAGAAAGTATTTAATAAAAAAGTAAACGCTAATGGAGAATATAAGGAATTAAAAGTAGAGCCATCTAGATTTACTATAGAGGGAAGGCAATACTATAGTTATATATTTACTGGTGGAAGATTTGAAAGACCTCATAAAGAAGCATTTAAGGTGAGTATTCATAGGAGCTATAGAGAGTGTGGTAAGGTTAAAAAGGAACAGTGGGTTCTATTCACCGTTAGCTATTATGATCTAATTGGATTCTTTAGTTTATATGATTATGCAGATAGTAAAATATCAAAGATTTCAGAAGAAACAGGAGAAAGCATAGAGTATATTTATGAAATTACAAATAAAAAGCTAGATCCACTCATAGAAGAAACAGAAAAAGAGTTTGAAGCTACGGAAGAATATAAGACTAAGGTAAAAAATACTGCTATAATTGCCAAGTATACTGATGCAAAGTGTAAATTTGAAAAGAAGTATGGTAAAAGTACTTATGATTACTGCTATGACATATTTGGAGTTTTAAGAAATGAAGAATATCTTAAGGAGCTTGAAGCGAATTATAAAGCACAGCAGGAATATAACCGTAGTTATTATGAAAACTTTAAGAGTAACTACAGTGATTATGATTTTAGTGGTTACTCTAGTACAAGCAGTAGTACCTACACTGAAAATGAAAAAGATAAGCTTAAAAAGATTTATAGAGTATTAGCATCAAAGTTTCATCCTGATATAAGTAAAGATGATGGTGAAATGATGAAGTTTGTAAATAAGCTAAAAGACCAATGGGGGATATGATAGTAGATAGTAACTAAGGTGTTTATACGCCCAAGCGATAGGACCCTCCAATTTTGGTGTGTCCAATTATCTAATTAAGTTTTCCTTTTTAAAAGGGAATTGCGATATAGCTAGGATAACGTACCGTTAATAAGAAGGTTTTATGAGATAATTGGATAAGTGGAATTTCCCTTTTTCCAAGATAGGTATAATTCTACTTGCCTGCTCCCGTTTAAAAGGGAAGCGATAGTTTTCCGATTTAAAATCAGGTAACTCACAACAATTTTGTTGCCAGTATGGATATAGGTAGTTTTATAATTTTACCTCACTTCTTAAAAATGAGCGAAGTTAATGTAGAGTTTAATGAGGATTTATTAGCTATAGCAACTGAAGAAGATCTAGCAAATGAAATGGGTAATAAGATGGATGCACTGATACCTATAGCAAAAAATATATTGAGTTTTATTAAGCAAAGAGTTAAATAAGGGTAATCTTAGAGTTTTTGTGAGAAAAAATAGTTCGGAAAATGAATGAAGGAGAAATTAAAATTGAAGAAATTTAGATGTGTAGTAACAAGAGTAGATGAATACGAAATCGAAATTGATGAAACTAAAATAAATGAGGAATGGATGGAAAACTTTCGTTCATATATGTATCCTTCATTTACTGAATATGATGACCATGCAGAGCATTTAGCGCAATTAAGAGCAAGGCAAGGTGAGGGGTTTTATGAGGGTTACGGTTATGTTAGTGTAAATGGGAGTAGACCTTTTGTTGTGGGTGTATGTGATGAAAATAAAGAGAGTTATGAAGATGGAATTAATATAAAAGTTATAAGCGAAGATAATGATTGTGACATTGAAGTAACAGAGATTTAATTATGAATGCAAAGAAAGAATTGGAGGGATTTTATGTGTAAATATTGTAAGGTACCATATGGTAAAAGTATTGTTATCCAAAACACTCCTTTTAATAATGAAGCACAGATATTCCAATTAAAAAATGATACTCCAGGGATAGCACTATTAACAGGAGGAATTGCACAGGGTTATTTTGATATAGATTATTGTCCTATGTGTGGCAGAAATTAAACATTAGCTGACAACCCAATGGTGGTTAGTTATCACCGTTGTTTAATGGTAATTGCAAAAGGAGCTTAGATAAGAGGTGAAGCTTTAATGGAAATGGTAAGTAATGAAAAATTTAAGAAATATAAAAAAGCTGTAGAATATGATTTGAAAAATTATCCATATTGGCTTATAGCAGTAGAGACTCCTGAATTAGGTTATCCAACTAAATGGAATGTAAAAATAGAAAAAAGCTCTTTACCTTGGGAGAATGGTTCATCTGTAGAAAATAACGTATTAGAAGATATAAGAATAAGGAATAAAGTTAATATTATAACTAGTATATTAACAAAATTAGATTCAAATAGTAAAAAAATAATAGAAGAGTGGTACTTCAGAGATACGTCTACACAAGAGGAATTAATGAAAGAGTTAGATATAGATAAGAACAAATTTTACTATTATAGGAACAGATCATTAAAGAAATTTATGATAGCTTTAAGATATGTTTAAAAAGTTAGAAAAAAGCAAGAAAAAACAAAGAAAAAAAGCAAGACATTTATAAAATATATGGTAACATTTAAGTATAGTGCCATAGTTGGCTAGATGGTTTATAGCAGGGATTACAACTTCTATCAACTGCATAGCAAAATGGCAACTAGTAAGTCTGAAAGGGATGATTGAGCAACACACCATAAAAAAGGTTGCTCGCCATTATGGGGTAAAAATCTTGGACTATAGAAATATAGGGTAGGTTCGAGTCATGCTACCTCATACCAATTATAGTTTTACCCTTGTACTAATAACAATGGGTGAATACTATATCTTGTAAAGGGCATCTAGTTAATTCTAGATGCTTTTTTATTGTAAGAAATAGAAATTATTTTAATAAATTATGAAGGATATTATCTTCTTTTGTAGAAATATTAGGCAAAAGGAGATGATAACATGGATAAAAAATATCAGGTCTTTATTAGTTCTACATTTTCAGATTTAGAAGACGAGCGAAAGGAAGTTATGGAATCTATTTTAAATTTAGGATGCTTTCCTGCTGGGATGGAGATGTTTCCGGCTTCTGATGATGAACAGTTTGATTATATTAAAACAATAATAGATGAGAGTGATTATTATGTTTTAATTATTGCAGGAAGGTATGGATCATTAGCTCAAGATGGAATAAGTTACACTGAAAAAGAGTTTGATTATGCTAGAGAAAAAGGGGTTCCAACTTTAGTGTTTATAAAGAAGGATATAGATAGTATACCTGTGAATAAAACTGATAGAGATTCAGGTAAATCTGAACAGTTAGATAAATTTAGAGAAAAAGCAGCTACCAATAGAGTAGCAAAGTTTTGGGATAATATTAGTGAATTAAAATATAATGTTTATGATAGTTTATCTAAATCCTTTAAAACTCACCCACGAACAGGATGGGTTAGAGGAAATATAAGTAATAATACTGAATTATTAAATCAATTAAATCAATTAAGATTAGAGAATGACAAGTTAAAAGAAAAGGTATCAAATGTAGAGAGTGAACTTAAAATAGATATAGAAAATTTAGCAACCGGAAATGATATTACAAATATAGAATACACTACTTCAGAATTTATGGGTGAGACTAATTACTATTCTACACAAATAGCATGGGGTCATCTATTTAATATATTTGCTCCAAATATATTAGTACCAACGAATAAAGAAGATGCAAAAAAACTATTAGAACAATCACTAAAAGAATTTATAAATAATAAAAATACTAATTTTAATGTTGGTGAAAATTCGTTTAATAAAATTAAAATTCAATTTCAGGCATTGGGATTAATAAATATATTTTTAAATAATACAAAACAGGGTGGAGTAGAATGCCTTGAACTAACGGATTATGGAAAAAAATATCTAGTAAACTTGAAAGCAGAAAGAAAAAAATAATATTATTAATGAACATATAAAAATTCTTAAATAATCAACGAAAATTAATAATACTTTATTATTTAGGAGTGAGTAATATGATAAGTATTTTTGAAAATTGGAGATTAAGTAAAACATATAAAAACTATTTTCATGAAAGTTTAGACATTCCAATATTAGATAATATGTTTAAACAGAAACTAATTAAAAAAATTTATAATAAGTATTACACAAGAGAAACAAATTATAAAGATGTTATGAGAGAAAAAATATTTTTAAAAAATGAAGTGGAAAAGTTAAAGGAATTAAAATTTAATTTTAAATATGGTCCAATAATAATAACTTCTATTATAACAATAATGATAAGTGGAATTACTATGGCTGTGTCTTTTGGATCTGGTATGATAATGAAACTAGTTGACATACAAGGAAAAGATAATTTAGATTCAAAAAAAATAGAAACTGTTAAGAATGGACTGGTAAATATTGAAAATCAATTATTAAAATTAATAGGCAACGTAATATTTCAATTTTTAGTATGTATTTTAATTTTAATTTTTATATATTCAGCAGTTGAATACATGGTAAAAAAATTAGATATTTTAAAAATATATTTTTATAGTGTATGCTATGACATAATAAATGAATTAAATAGATGAATCTATAAAAGAGAATTTTAATACAGTAAAACAGAAAGAGAGGTGGCATTAAATGAACTTACAAAGAAAAATAAATAAATTAGTAAAGGCATTAAACAATAAAGGATATATTTGTTTATTTAATAAAGAACAATTTTACAGTAGTAAATTAAGTAAGGTATGTACTATAAATAAAGTATTTCATTTAATGCCAGTAGAAGAATATAATAAACTTTATCCTGATGATAAGAAAAATCCTGATAAATATGAATTCGTGAAAGATGAAATAATTAAGAGCTTTAAACAGGAAGAAATACTACTTAAACTTGTAGAAATTTACAAGAAGGTAGGTGATTCTAGTGGATAAGAAAATGACAGAGAAACAGAAAGCCTTTTGTGATTATTACTTAGAACTAGGGAATGCTACAGAAGCTTACAAGAAAGCATATCCAAGTTGTAAGAAAGATGGAACAGCAAGGACGAATTCGAGTAAGCTACTAACAAAAACTAACATTTCTCAATATATAGGAAAAAGGCTTAAAGAAATAGAATCTGAAAGAATTGCAAAGCCAGAAGAAGTACTAGAATATTTAACAAAAGTATTGCGTGGAGAAGAAAAGGACCAGTTTGGACTAGATGCAACATTGCAGGATAGAACAAAGGCAGCAGAGCTACTTGGGAAAAGGTATAGATTGTTTGTAGATAAGGTTGAATCAGAAAATAATGTAACGGTAGATACTACATCAAAACTTGATTCAATACTAGATCAAATAAAGGCAAGAAGAAAAGATGAGTGATGAATATAAGCTATCAGAAAAATACCTGGACTTCTTAGAACATGATTCACCAGTAGAGTTTTTAGAAGGAACTACAGCAGCAGGAAAAACCACTGTGGGTATTACAAAGTTCATGTTTAAGGTTGCTGCTTCATCTAAGAAAATGCATGTTATAGCTTCAAAGACAACAGGAGTTGCAGAAAAGAATATAATTCAAAAGGAATATGGAATTATAGATGTATTTGGGGATGCAGTAAAATATAACGGTAATGGCGATAAGGATAATAAAATACCGCATATCAGGTACCAAACACCTAATGGTGAGAAAATAATCTATATATTAGGTTATGACAATATAGATAAATGGAAAATGGTATTAGGTTCTCAATTTGGATGTGTCCTTATAGATGAGATTAACACAGCTTCAATTGACTTTGTAAGAGAGATAAGTACAAGAAATGATTATCTTATGGCTACACTTAATCCTGATGATCCTAACTTACTTATTTACTCAGAATTCATAAATTGCAGCAGACCTTTAGAAAAATATAAGAAAGATGTTCCTAAAGAAATAATGGAACAACTTAATTCAGAACCAAAGCCCAACTGGACTTATTGGTTCTTTTCTTTTCGTGACAATGCTTCTTTAAGTGAGGAAGAAATAGAAAAGAAAAAGTTAGCAGCTCCTAAGGGTACTAAGCTTTATAAGAATAAGATTTTAGGCTTAAGAGGTAGAGCTACAGGCTTGATATTCCCTAACTTTGAGAGAAAATACAATGTTATTAGCAAAGATAAAGCTAATAAGATGAAGTTTGTTCAATTTACAGCTGGACTTGATACCTCATATTCTCAGGAATCACCTGATACTTTTGCTTTTACTTTCTTGGGTATCACCGCAAATAAAGAGTGCGTTGTATTGGATGAAGAAGTTTATAACAATAAGGATTTAACTGTACCTTTAGCGCCATCTGATATAGCTCCTAAGTTTGTAAAGTTCTTAGAGAAAAATAGGAAAAACTGGGGATTTGCAAGAGATGTATTTATTGATTCAGCAGACCAGGCCACAATCATGGAACTTAAGAAATATAAGAGAACTAATCCAAATATGTATAACTTTATTAATTCCTATAAGAAAATAACCATTATAGATAGAATACACCTTATGCTTGGATGGATTAATACCAATAACAAAATTTATTATTATGTTGTTGAGACATGTGTACATCATATAGCTGAGATGGAAATTTACAGTTGGAAAGATGATAAGTATGAGCCGGAAGATGCCAACGATCATACAATCAATAGCTCTCAATATGCTTGGATTCCATTTAAGAAGTTAATAGGAGATTACAAGGAGGAATAGAAAGTGGGGTGGTTAAAGAATATGGCGACAAAAGTAGCAATGAAGTTATTAAATATAAGGCCTGCACCAGATAAGACAATAACTATAACAGAGCCTTTAAGTTTTCAAGGGAATGTTCTTAAAAATAGAATATGGTATCGTGGTGATCCTTCGGAACTGGACCAGTTTTTCAAACAGTCCGCTAGAGATTTAGTCAGTCAGTCTAGGTTTTGGAGTGCAGTACCTAGTGATAAATTAAATATAAGAAAAATACACTCAGGATTACCAGCCATGATAGCTGAAAGGCTGAGTGATATTGTTGTTGCTGATATAGAAGCTATAGACTTTGAATCAGACGAATTAAACAATCTATGGGAAGAGATAAGCAACGATAATGATTTTGATAAGGTTATAGGTGATTCTATAGTTGAAACTCTTGTCACTGGCGATGGGGCTTTTAAGATAACCATAGACACTGATGTAACCCCATATCCTATATTAGACTTTTACGGTGGTGAAAGAGTAGATTACGCTGTAAAAAGAGGTAGACTGCAAGAGATAATATTTTATACTAACTATGCTAAGGAAAATAGAAATTACACTCTACAAGAAACCTTTGGTAAAGGGTATATAAGATACGTGTTGTATGATGATTCAGGGAAGGAAGTCCCCATAAACACTATTCAGGAAACGGAAGATTTAAAAGACACAACCTTTGATGGTAATTTTATAATGGCTGTACCTATGATGTTTTTTAAAAGCCAGAAGTTTGATGGCAGAGGTAAGTCAATATTTGATAGCAAGAGTGATTCATTTGATGCTCTCGATGAAACTATAAGCCAATGGATTGATGCAATAAGGGATGGAAGAGTAATAAAATACATTCCTGAAGACTTGCTGCCTAGAAATCCTAAAACAGGTGAAATACTTGAACCCAATAGTTTTGATAATAAATATATTGCAACAGGTTCAAGTCTTGCAGAGGATGCCAAGAATCAAATAGAAATGCAGCAGCCAGATATAAATTATGATGCCTTTGTTAATACTTATGCTAGTAACTTAGATATGTGTTTACAAGGAATTGTTTCTCCTGCTACTCTCGGAATTGATTTAAAGAAGACAGACAATGCAGAAGCACAAAGGGAAAAGGAAAAGACAACTCTATATACTAGAGGGAAAATTATAGATGTATTAACAGAGGTTATCCCTAATGTAGTAATTATAGCAATACAGGTAAATGATTTGCTACATGGTATAGCTCCAGGAGAATATGAAGCTACAATTAATTTTGGTGAGTATGCATCACCTTCCTTTGATACTGTAGTTGAAACTGTTGGAAAGGCTAAAATGAACGGTATCATGTCTATAGAGCAATGTGTAGAAGAATT